GATATATACAATGCAGGATCTGGAAGTTTAGTGTCTTGGATTATGACGATAGCTATTAATAATGCAAGAGACTTCTTTAGAAGAAATAAAAAGTATCTACTATTAACAGACGAGTTAATTGAATCGTCAGAAGAAGATGCACCAACTAATATTCCTCATTATGAGGTTTTAATAGATGACAATACATGTGACTTGGCTGAGATAAAGAGAGCCTACAATGATATTGGACAACTTCCAGAGAAGCTTAGATCTGTAATCAAGATGTATGCTATTGGTAATATGGATTACAAGGAGATAGCAGACAAACTTAATATCCCATTAGGAACTGTAAAGGGCAGAATACATAGAGCCAGGATCAGACTAAAAAGCCAAAGGGAGAACAATGAGCAATGAGCGAGTATTACCTGACTGGATTGATAGCTACCTCAAATACGACCACAACTCTGAACCGCCTGAATCTTTCAAACTGTGGTCAGCCATTAGTACCATTGCTGCTTGTCTTCAACGTAAGTGTTATTTCAATTGGTCTGGAGTGTTGTATCCTAACCTCTATATAGTCCTCGTTGGGCCTAGTAGTTCCCGCAAAGGGACAGCTATGAAACCTGCTCAGCAATTCCTCCGGACTCTTGGTATCAAGATGGCTGCTGATGAAACTTCCAGACAAAAATTAATCCAACGTCTGAAGACTGTCGGAGGTCATAGTATTGAGAAGAGCATTATCATACATAGTTCATTGACAATCTTCAGTAAGGAACTTACTGTCTTCCTCGGCTACAAGAACCAGGAACTAATGTCTAACCTCTGCGACTGGTATGACTGTGATCCTAACTGGACTTATGCTACGATTGGTCGTGGAGATGAAACAATCACTAACGTCTGGGTAAATCTATTCGGAGCTACAACTCCTGAACTAATTCAACTCAGCCTGCCAGTAGCAGCAGTTGGCGGTGGCTTGACAAGTCGAATTATCTTCATCAACGAGGATGCGAAGGGCAAACTAGTTCTCGTCCCCAGGAAGACTAATGAAGAGATAGCTATGGAACATGATCTCCTGAATGACCTCGGTAAGATCCAACTCATGTCTGGAGAATTTAGCATCACTGATGAGTGGCTAGTCAAATGGATGGATTGGTATAAGTATCAGGATACCCACCCACCATTCCGTGACAAGCGCCTGGAGGGGTATCTAGGCAGACGTGGAACGCACGTGATGAAATTGTGCATGGTCATGAATGCTAGCCGTATTGACGGTAATATGGTCATGGATTCGTGTGATTTCGACAGGGCATTGTTTGCATTACAAAATGCTGAAAGAAAGATGCCTCAAGTGTTTGGAGGCTTTGGAAGGATGGAATACTCAGACGTCTTGAATGATGTTATGTTGACAGTGACGAGGGAGAAAGAGATTAAATTCAACGAACTATTAGCGTTGCATTATAGGGATACAGATGCAGACATATTACATAAGATGGTAGTGACAATGGAGAAGATTGGATTCGCTAAGAAGAACATGGCAACTAATGTTATTACTTACATAAAGAAGGAGGAGACAAATGAAGAAGCAAGGAACGATAACGATAACAACTAAGAGATGTAGTGATGGTATAGTTCGATCAGAAACTACATATAGAGGACATGATAGTCATGAAGTAGTTGGTATACTATACTCTGTACTTAATGGATATGTAAAAGAAACATTGAACTATACATATGAGGAGACAAACAATGAACCTAACTAACGAAGCCTCTGCAGTCGTCCTGCAGAAGATGCTTGAAGAAGGGAAGATAACTGAGGAAGAGATTGAAAGGATAGCTAGTGAATTTCCCAGTGATACTCTATGTCAATCTGTTGATATTATTCATGGCTTGATTTGCACAGATGATAACTGTGACTATGGACGAGAAGAATCTGAATGTGATAACCCTTGGATGGAACATCATCATAGAAGGTGGCTGAATATAATGAGGGATTTTATGGATGAAAGATGTATTGGCGAAACAGAACTATTCCCAGCTATCGAAGGCTTCAAGAATCTTTACAATGCTTATGAACTGAATAGAGATTCAGGCGGCTCTGCACTGTTTGATTTATGGAGGGAGGGATTATAATTTCCAGAACCTATCAGTTTCTGAATGGATCTTAACATTATCAAAACCCCTCACTCTTATCTTCCCGCCTAATGACATCAAGCGGACTCCTCGGTATCTGTCTTTCAGCAAGCTTTCCAATCTCACCCTGACTAATATACTGTGCACTCTCACTTACCTGCCCAGCTGTAGGTCCAAATATAAACTCTAATGGTCTCCCCCAGATTACAGCCTGATAAGCGTCATACCACAATCCCAGCGTGCCTGCATACATAATGTCTTCAAGGACTCTCTCCAGCAAATTCTCTGGTCTATCCTTTCCTTTTATCAGCCCTTGCCTAATGAATGTAATAGCCTCTCCAGATCCCATAGTAGCAGATGCAAATGTGAGCAATGGAATCACAGTCCCTTCTCTCCCGCCTGTCGCTGCAAACTTCAATGCAGGTTTTAAAAAGTGATCCTTCGCTAATCTTGCTATATTAAATGAGAACGTCTTGAATTGTGTAAACAATCTTCCATGAGCACTATTCCAGTACAATGGTAGATCAAGCACACCTCCTCTAAACTGCGTCAACCTTGCCATTCTCCAAGCTGCAGTTCCCAAGTTTGCCTCGGTCAACACACCAGCTTCAACAGCAGCTTTAGGTATTCCAAACTCTTGCAGCTCCTTCGCTGCTAGTTTCTGTATCCTTGCAGATCCTTCTTTATTCACAACTGTTTTAAATACTTTCTGTATATAAGACCTACCAACAGTTGCAGCTATAATATTATTAGCACTCTCAGTTCCACTGAATCCTACAAGCCTCAGCCACTCAGTAGCAACCTTACCACTATAGCCCCTGCTCGACAGCCCTACAACCTCACGCATATGCTGAGATGCATTGGCTCCAATTTCTCTGGCAAACTCTCTCCCTTCCTTACTAATAGCATCTTTGAATCCTCCCGCAACTGATGTGAGTCCTCTCCTAATTCCAAGTGTCATAGCTTTCGGCATGACTGTGATTGCGCTCTGAAACGCATTAGGTATCTGTGCCAGACCTAACAGTCTCACGATCTGATAATTCCTAATGGCAGAGAAGAATGGTCTCTCCATTTCAGGAGGATCTAGTCCACGTATCTTTTTCATTATAACTGATAAGACCTTCTGATTATTCAGGCTGCTGTCCTCAGCTATTAACTCATTGATACTCTTCCATCCTTCTCCAACTATATTTTTGCCATTAGAATCAAAGAATGTTGCTTCACCTAGACGCCTATAAGACTCCATGAAGTATCTCTCAAGTCCTAACAAAGATTCTTTCTTGGAAAACTTCTTCGCAGTATGATCTCCCATCCATCCACCAGCATCAAACTCCCTTGAAAATTCTAGGTTCCCTGATCTCTTAACCTTTCTCTGCTGAGCTAAGTATTCAAGTCGTTTCATTGCCTCAGCTCTTGGAAGTTTATTCTTCTTCATTATAGATTGTAATATTTGTTCTGCTTTTTTGGCTGACTTTCCCCAGTCTGCATCAAACATATGAGGCCAGAACTTATCTCCAAGTCCTGTATATGGAACTTTCTTCCCGCTCATCCTCTTCACTTCAAGTTTCAAAGCCTTTGCACTGTCATCTATATGCTTAAAGAACTCTCCTACTTTCGTAAACGCATCTTGAACATGTTGAGGTTGCTTAGACATAGTTCCTTCAGCCACAGCCTTAGACATACCTTGAACTTCCTTACTTGTCAAACCCTTATATGCATCCCTAGCTGCAGTGTTAGCTCTCTCACCAAAGCTCTCTGAGTATTCCAGCATGGTTAATGTTCTCTCTCTAACTTGCCTTCCAGTAGCTCCCATATTCCTCAGCACACTATCAGTACTCTGCAACCATCCTCTACCAGTGGCTTTGATTGACTCCCACATAGGAGATCCAATTTCAGACATAGGCATGACTTCTCCAAAGTCTTTCGCAGGAACATCTCCATGCATTAAAAATTGCATCTTGTCTGAGTCAGTCCAATCCTTCTTGATTCTCCTTAGACGTGTGAGGAATCCTGCAGCTTGCTCTTCTGTAATAGCCGTAGGTCCACTGAACTTTATATCCTTAACTCCAAGAGCTTCCTGCAGTGCATACTTCACACTTGTATTATCTATTCCCTTTGCTCTAGCTGTTCCGAAGATGCGGTTGTTCAAACTAGCCTTCTTGCCAGACGTCTTCAGACCTTCCTTAACTTCAGTCACCACATCAGCAACTACTTTCTCAGGAGTCTTAGCAATCAATGGAGCTATCTCTGACAGCTGCTCCTCATTATATCCTGAACCTTTCAATGCTTCATATGCTTTATCGAGTTGCTTCCTAGTGTATTTGGTAGCTGAGGTTATCTTCCCATCAACGAGATTAAATGGCATAGCCTTCTCAACAACGCCTCCAAGCTCAGCCTCACTCATACCTACACCTCTCAATGCAGGTATCACATCAGCATGGAAACCTTTACCAGCTATCGTTAGACCAGACTCTTCATTGACAATTATAATAGGGTAGTCGGCTAGCCTCTCTCCAGACTCAAGACCACTCTTCATGTTAGTTGTGATCTGTCCTGTTTCTTTATTGACACTCTTGCTAGCAATGAAGAGGGGATTCTTTGTAGTAGCTTCTGCAGCTGCAGCTGTCTCCTTCGTTACAACTTCAGGAGTCTCCTTCGCCACATCAAACAACTCATCTGCAGTCTTTACTGGCTTGGCTCTCCTCAACCTTTTCATAATCGCTGCTCCAGCAGTTCCAGCAACTATCTCTATTCCTGCAAACCAGGCGGCTTGTTCAGGATCTATATTCTTCGCTCTCATTACGTCGAACAAGAATGAAGTCAACACTCCATGTTCACCTCTCTTTAACATTGCCTTACCAATACTTTCAGCAGTCTTCTTTGTAACCTTTCCAGCAACACTCCTAGCTACTCCAGACGCTCCTAACAATGCTGGAGTCTCTCCAATCAAGTCAGCTGCATAGTCTGTCCAGTCTTCAGCAGGCTCTGCCTCAATTGCCTCAGCTGCTCTTTCAAAAGGATCTTTAATGCCTGCAGCTTTCTTTGCAGCATAAGCTGGAAGTCCACCTGGCTCGAATATAACTCCGAGAGCTCCAACAGTTCCAAGAGCAGCTTGACCAGCAGACCTCGCCACACGTTCTCCGAATGACTGTCTGGTGTCAACAGGAAACTTCTTAACAACGTCAGCCTTACCAGCATCAACTCCAACCACTGCATCTATCTCTCCCCAGACGTCTTTCTTTTCCGTAGCAGTTTGTTCAATGAGAGCTTGTCCAGATTTCCTCTTACTAAGACTCTGATCTATGTTTCCCCAGACGTCTTTCTCCTGAGCCATTATCTACCTCCAGTAGACTGCCTAAACAATGTCAACAACTCTCCAGGATCTGCACCATCTTGAACTCTCTTAGAATACTGTGCATAGTCTTCATCCGATAAATCTCTAAGTGTATCAATGTTATTCTGTATATCAAGAAGCCTTTTCCCCTCAGCCTCTGTAACATCAGCCTTATCCTTTACATCTTCAAGTGCTAACATCAGATCCATGTAAGGTCTAGCTGTCTCAAATCTTGTCCACTTATCTGTTCCCTCATCAAATGGATTAGACTTCTTCTGAGCATGCTTAATTAGAGCGCCTTTCTCCCAATTATCATCTACCCAGAATCCAGGCTGTTCTGCTCCACCAGCTGCTAGAAATCTATTAGCCTCACCAGTTACATTTTCAAGTCTGGTCTTCCTCTCCTCAATCGTGAGAGGTTTGAATCTTTCCACTTCCTTTCCTGCTCCAGCAGTCCCAGCTCCAGGCTCAAGCTTAGGCCCTACATACTTATCAAACTTACCAGTTGCAGAATTCCACTCGTATGTGTGTAGTCTATCTGAAAGAGTTCCATCCTGATTGATGGCTACATCTACAAGTTTACCTGGACCTCCAGGCTGATTCAGTTTAGCATACTCCAGATCTAATCTATCCTTACCCGATATGGACTCCTTCGCACTGACAGCTGAAGCCAGCTCTGCAGCTCCTGCAGTTGTCTCGGCTGCTCCAACCTGTCTCTCTTGCAAAGACTCCCTTACAATACTTGCTCTCTCTTGTGGACTAAGACCGAAGCTTCCGATTCCAGATAACTCTTTACCTTCCCTCAACAACTCAGCTTGCTTTCCTGCAGATGATTCTATCCCAGCTCTTGACAATTGATGCTGGAAGCTCTGCGGCTCTACTGCTGACAGGGAAGCTCCTATTGTTCCAAGCAGCCTTGACAACCCAGGACTCTGTTCAGGATCATCTGCAACTTCAACGAACTTTTTCGCAGCTCCTCCTAATGATCTTCCTACAACCTTAGCTCCCCCTCCTACTGACGTAGATACATTCTTCAATGCTCCAAGAACTTGCTTAACTCTATCAAGCCCAGGAATTTTAGTGAAAGATCCAGATCCAATATCAGGCTCAGCTTCAGTCTCAGCTTTAGGTTCAACTGTCTTCTTCTCCTGATCACTACCTAACAAAGACTTCATAAGATCTGTATCATCCTGAAACTCTATCGTCCCGTCAGTCAGTTTCTTCTTTATGTTCTTATTTAATAGCGCTGATAAAATTTCCAAATTAGGCATCTTATCCTCCAATTACAGTTCCATTCAGATTCTGATGGGTACTTATTGATCCTGGAAGCCTAGGATTCCACCAAGCACAGCTCCAACTCCTGCACCTACAGGTCCACCAACTTCCATACCTACCCCAGCTCCAGCAGACATACCAGATATAGTACTCTGTGTCTTACTCATCTTAGCCGGCATCATAGTAGCGCCACCAGCTGTAGCTAACATATTCCCAGTCATTACTGCAAACTGATGAGCAAACATTACATCTGACTCGTCTATAGCAAGTTGATTCTGATGTTCCTCAACCTTGCTCGCATGACGTATTCTGTTTATCTCAGACTGCATTTGCACAGCTATACTATTAGCTTGCAGTTTCATTCCAAGCATCTGAGATATATCTTTGACTCCACCAAGAATCATCAGGTCTCTATTGCTCTTCCTCAGCACATTCATCCTGCTGTGTAAGCCAAGATGCCCAGCAAACGTAGACCTAAATGTATTCATGTACTCTGTGAAGCCTGACTTATATGCTTCTATATCAAGCTGAGCATCGTAGCGATCTACATCTTCAATCATTTGTCTCTCTATACTAGCCAAGGCAAACACATACGCACTGCTGTTCACAGCATTAATATCTGCAAAGCCTGCAGATATTCTACTCATGGCTCTGATATATTGTTTCCTTATTCTAATCTCATATGCAGTAACCATAGCTGCTATTGGAGTCCCTGCCACAACAGCGGCTGCAGCTGTAAGAGCAGATGTCAAAGCACTTCCAACATCTGTCCTTTCAGCAGTATGGATAGCATCAATGTCGCTAGCTACATCAACGGCTGGAAACATAGTTGCCTCATCTGCCTTAGCCAGAGCAGCATCTGCATATGTTCCGAAGTCGTCATCTTCATCAATAGCATCTACTATCGCTAAGTTTGTATCCATTCTAGCCTGACTCTGAGTCCCAGTAGCTGCCATATATAAGTCTGGATCTGGCGACTCTTCACCAGTAAACGGAGTGTCTGCTCCACCTCCAGGATTCGCTCCAACAACACCAGTGTCTGGATAGTATGTACTATACATATCCTTCAATGCTTCCACAACCATTGAGTAGTTCTCCGTCGGCTTAAATACATCTCCAGAAGCAACCCCTGGGAAATCAAAAGAACCGGAGGTGCCACCTCCCCCACACATCATCATAGGCCCCTCATAGTCGTAACTGACTTCATCAGTGACCTCTCCGGTATCTATATCTATTCTAATATATTCATAAATCTTTGCCATTATTACTCACCTCCAAACTGACTACAACCTGTTGAACGTTCCCTCCAATGTTCTCCACTATATCCATGACTCTCTTATTATCTGTAAAGGCTAGCACATTGGAGCATCCCTTTGATGAAGCCCACTTCTGAAGACCTTTGAATCCTTCTATCCAGAGATCCATAGGTATGGGCTTGTAGCCATAAAGTGAATAGACAAACAAACTCACAGCCCCAATAGGATCTACAAGGAATGATGTAGTTGCAAGAGCATAAGGTTCACTCTCATCAACATCAGTCAGAATCCAACAGTGCATCTTTCCAGATACAAGACTCTTCAGCAGATTATTCATTCCAACTTCTGATCCAACAGTATTGCTGGGAAGACTAGCTTCAATAGCTGGTTTCAATATATCCCACTGACTAGCGATTTGATCTGGCAACATTCTCAAGAGCATACGTTCCTCTCAATTCCCTTTTATCAGTTGTTTTAAAATGAACTATAATATCGTCAATGTCAAGCGTGGTCAATGTCAGACACCTGACAACCATCCTGAACTCGATTCCAGAAACTGGAAAGTGTGCTTCGCCCTCATCATTGATGTCACTGTATAGCGTCCTCGTCCAGCTGTCACTTGTCTTATATCTCCAATCAATAGCCACACTTACATCAGTCGTATTAGTGCAATGCACAGACACTCGTTCAATAGTCTTGAGCATATTCAACTGCATATTAAATACGTCTGTCACAAGTATCGCATAGGCGTCATCTGCGTCTCCCACTGCGTCTGCAACCCAGACAGTTCCTCCAAGTGACGCTAATACAGATGTAGGCAAGTCATTAACTTCAAACAGTCCACCCTTCGTCAAGACAAATGTCTCACTTCCATCTGAAATGTAATAGTCCTCCTCAATAGGATCATGAGTTATGACTATGTCTGATGCATCGAGCATGTTTTCAAAGTACTCTCTATAGCCTAGGTTCTCAACCTGTTCTCCAATCTTTACTCTCCTCAACCATCCCGCCTCGTCGAGAAACACATGCTCTGTTCCCATCATATTAGACCCAACTGCACTCCTATTCGCAACTCCTATCGGCAAGACCTCTTGTAGTCCAAACGTGCTGACTCCATCCACCTGAGTTAGTGGCATGTAAGAGATTCCATTATCTCCATATACCATCATACCTTTTCCAAGTGGCTTAGTGTTCAACACGTTACCTTGCCATTGCATAGGCATGAATCCCATCCCACCACTTTCCATCAACTCCAGCAATTTGGTCTTATCCCAAGTGTGAGGTATATTATCACCTTCACTTACAAGACCCAGCAATGTATCCTCAGGATATATAACCCAGAAAGCATCACTTCCAACTGGACTCCACCAGACAAAATTAGTCCCTAGCATATCTGGAAAAGTCATACCAAAGCCGAGATCAAACTTGTCTCTCAGGAAGTTCTCCCAGGCATTGTTGAAGAAGTCTGTAGTTGAGAATCCTCCCATTACCATTCTGCCGTTGAAAGCACAGCCTGTCTGGACAGTTATGTCATCTACGACCAGAGTTGGATCAGTATTGCCAAACATACCTTCACTGAACCTCTTGAACACTATACAGCTTCCATTAAACAAAGCATATGTCTTGCCGAAGTCTGCAATATGCCAAGCGTTTCCAGTTGTGATAGCCTTAGCAGTTCCAGGAGCGTATGCATCGTAAGTTGTGACAGATGCGATAGTCCAGTTAGCTCCCTCAGTAGCTGTGTATAGAGTTGTATCATCAGCCAGCCAGGAACTCTCTCTCCCTTTAATAAGTTGAGGAAAAGGAAACGACAGACTCACACCCTGTCCAGCAAGATATCCAGCTGCAAATGGACTTGTGGGAGCTGTATACTTCGTGAGATCCCTACTTCCCCCTGGCAAGATGGCTGGTCTAATCCCCTGACACTTCGTTAAGAAGCCAGAGTTCCTCGGCTGTCTATCATCAGGTCTGAGACCTCCAACAATTTCTTTCTTCAGTGAAAAGGAAAACTCTCTCATTTGCCATTTCCTATCTCTACAACTCTAAACGCTTCAACTAATTTCTGCCTATCTAATGACCCAAAGATATTCTCAATCATCTTGTATTCCATAGGTTCCTGATTCTTCTTAAACGTATCCAAATACTGCCACATTTCCAAGAAAGCCCTAGCAACCTTAGGACGTATATCGTCAATTAGGCTATCCTTACGCTTCTGTTTACTCTCCATAACTTTCTTCATAGCCACTCTAACGTCCTCGCCTCTCTGAGCCATTATCAACCTCCCATCTGATCGAGATCTTGCACATCTTCCTCGACCACGTTCTTGTCAATATCATTAAGGGAATCTATAATCTCCACTTTATAATCATTTACTCCCTGTGTGTTTCTGTAGAACCTCTCCAGCATCATACAGCTCGCAAGTACAAGTATATCTTCATGAACTTCAGTCCAGAATGTCTTACTCGTATCTGTCGACAGTCGCAGAGAATACCACTTACCAAGGATTGAAACTGTAAAAGCTGCATCAGCTGGCGGAGCTATCAAGATCCCATTATAGCGCCAATGGTCTCCAAATGTCAAATCCTCAAAGTCATAGGTGAACTCATCAGTGTAAGGACTAGCTCCTCCTACAGCTGTCAACGTAGCCTGCTCTGGTGCCAGTCCAATTACAGCTGGAGAGTAATAAGCAGGATCGCCAGTAGTCAGGTCAGCCATTGCATCAGCATAGTTTGCTCTCATGACTTCAAGATCCATCTTTTCCAACTTTACTCTCCCGTCAGCATCTTGCACCCAGACTTCCTTGATAGCTTGACAATCTTGAAACGTAACCTTGTAAGCACTAGCAGCAATATCTTTCCTTAGCCAAGCATAGTTCTTTAGGAAACTTCCTTTGTTGTCTAGATATCTCTGAGCTGCATTAATGAATCTGTTGGCTCCATTGTCTGTGTAATCACCGCCTGCGAAATCTGTGCAGAGATCAAGTCTCCCTGATCGTCTGCAGAACTCTTCTCTAGTCGCTATCAGAGTCATCTTTGTATCTCCATTAAATAATCGAGATCCACCCAGAATCTGAATGGATCTCAAATAACCACGTTACACTCCAGGATTGTCTCGACCTACACCATCGAGGAACAAGAATTGCTGAGGATGAAAGAACTCAAAAGTTCCTTCAGTTAAATATCCCTCAACCATTCCATCAATACCCTTCGCCTCTTGGTCAGTCTGATACTGGGTATCACGAGTTCGCAGAGGACGAAAGCGTGTATTCCTCGGATGCAGTCCAAGCATTGAATAGCGTGTGCTATCACGATGCGAAAACAGCGGATGAGTTTTCAGGTGGACTTTGCCGAAGTTAGTTTGCCACGTCACCAGCTCAATACCATAAGTCTTGCTGGGACCTGAGGTTAACTGAATATTACCGTGAGTCTTCGCAAGCTTATTCAAGCCAAGCATAGCTCCATCACCAACTACGAAGAACGCTTCTCCACCAGACAGATATCTGAACAACAGCGCCAGATACTCATCAAACCAGTCTTCCCCACCGTCTAACCAGTCAAGCGTGGAGTAGTCTGAGTTCAGTCTGTAATCATTGTGATTACTGGTTGCGTAGGTCTTGATAAACCACAGCAGACCACCAGCCATTCTCTCAGGCTTACTATTTGCACCGAGTGAAGATCCATCACGAAGACCAAAAATGGTAGACATTTCCATCTCGATACTGTGCAGCTCCAGACATTCACGCTTCGCTTCTTTGTAACCATCCCCAGTACGGAGATTGGTTGCCTTAGCTGTTCCGGTTATTTCGAGTGGTGTTCTCCATATCTGTGTGTAATTGGTATACTGTACAGGATCATACGCAACTGCCCGAGGCATAGCTCCACCCTCAGGATTCACGTTACCAGTGATTAGAATAGTAGTAACAGTTCCAAGATTATATGTTGCAGAAGCAGAATCATTATCATCAGCTTCCTTCAGCTGCAGAGCAATGTATGAACTATCTCCATTGCTATTGATAGCTGTAACCTTTGCAACCACATCAACTGTATACCTATCATCATCTTTCAATACAACAGTGTGACCGATTCTGAACTCATTCACCAATGCAGCTGTAGTTTTAGCATACAGTGTAGCACCAGATATTCCATGTGTAGCCTGATGCGTTGCATAGACGTATGGAGTTGCAAGTCCTACATCTATATATAAAAACGCTCCAGCAGTTCCTGTAATCTCCTGAGTCGGTAGGGTCTTCGTCCACCAGTTATGAGCGTAACTGTCAACTGACTCAGATTTAAACATGCTCATCATTGCTGTTAGAGGGGCTGTGCCATTCGGATACTGATAAAGTATCGCCTCACGCCAGGATTCTGGGACTTGATTGTCAGCCCAGTCTCCATTCCCTCGCATTCCCATGAAGGCAGCCATAATACTTCTCCTATTTAGTTAATGTTTCTATTCCGAGGTTTAGCGAGTACTTTGAAGCCAGCCTGCTCAACACCCATTCCACTTATCATAATAAAAGGTATAATATCACAGTCGAAGAATACACAAGCTTCCTGTATCTTCTTCAGACACTTCTGTTCACGTGTCTTATCGTCAGCTTCAATTGCCTTAGCCCCAGCTAGATTAATTCTACTTTGATTGCTCAAAACTCTGTCTCCTATTTCTTCTTCGCTTTAGATATTCCCATTGATTTAGGAACAGGATCAAATGGAGGTCTTCCATCTACAAAGTTACCTTTGCTAGTAACCTCCATAATCACGCCTTCCTTCGCTTCAACCTTAATTACATTTCCATCATTAAGGCAGAAGTCAAATTTCTTTGCAGCCATAATTCCTCCTATTCATTCAACTTATCCATGACATCATTGCATCTAGTCATAACATCGTCAACCTTATCAATAATATCATCGAAATATTTTCTAATGTCTCCATCCATAAAGTGAGTAGCTATCCTACCAGTTCCATCACAATTTGGACAGTCGCCTGTACTCTCTGGTTGAGTTAGCTCTCCCTGATAGTTCAAATAAGCATTCGGAAACTGTCCATCTCCCCAACACTTACCACAGGTTCTGTATAATATAATAGGATCAGCCATGATTCACCTCTTATCATGTTACAGTATCTATCAACGAACCACCATCAGCATCTGCAGCATAGTTATTAACACCGCCATGAGCAGCGATTGTAGTAATATCTACATCGAAAGTTCCTGTTAAATAGTTACGTGCACAGATGATAGTACCATCGCTTGGAGCTCCTGTGAATTTAATGGCTGTGGTTGTAGAACTAGTTGCTCCACTGAACAGATTATCAATATACACATTGTCAGGTCTGTTGCCTCCAGCTGGAACGTGTTCAATACCTACCTTTGCTGCAACCACATGAAAGATATTATCCCTAACCATAGTCCGAGTTGAATTGACATACAGTGCAGCTGTATTGAAGCTCCTAAACAGATTGTTCTCAATTACAGTGTCAGGAGACTCATTCAAATATACACCATACTCTCCACTCCATCCATCCAGTCTGCAATATGCAACTCTACATTTGTATGATGCAGATGACCCAGATATCACAATCGCACTCTTCGTATCAGGAATAACAGAGAATGCCAACCCAATAATCTCTACATGGTGTGCATTGATAGTCATTAGATCATATGATCCAGATGTACTATAGAGCATAGATACATTTCGATATTGATCTCCATGCCCGATAATCTTTAGGCCTTCAGTCGTGATGTCCAGAACTCCACCTTCATCATAGTCACCTGGAGCAACAAGAATCTTATCAAAGGCAGACGCAGCGTCCACGGCTTCTGATATGGTCTTCTTCGCCAATGTCCATGATCTTCCATTTCCACTGGTTGTCACAGAATCATCAACATACCAGACAGTTCCAATACTATCCATAAGGTTTCTAGCCTGAATATTCCCCTTAAGAATTAAACTCCCCTGGCTAGTTATGTTAGCTCCAAACTTCTGTAATTTTCCAAGCATACTCATTCCAATTTCCTCCTAGTTCCCTATCCACCCGACACGCAGAATGAGAACGATAAAGCTCGATTCCTGTCGATAGCTCACTGTTTCTACGAAATCCGATTCTCATTGACAATCCAACCTCTACCATCACTCGTAAGTGATATAACGTCTTCAGCGGCGTCAAGCGTAAAGTCGCCAGTCCAGTCTATGGAATCATTATAACTCGTTCCACCGAAATCAGTTAATGTAACTGCAGCTGTTGCATTCACGGTGCTGATTGTGAAAGTAAGACCAGCAGCCTCTGCTACACCTGGCAGGCTGAGTGTGAAGGCAAAGTTGTTAGTGATTCTGATAACTCTATCCACAACTGTCATCTGCACTGCAGTAGTATCAGTAGGCGTGTAAAAGTAGGTCTTATCATGCTCAGTGGCAATCTCCTGATTCTGTCGCATTGCTCTTTCTAAAGGCATCTTACACCTCCCTAGTTAATTAATATCAAACGTTTCAGCTATCTCAGCCTTAATCCCAGTCACCACAGGTTGCTGAATAGTCCTTGTGCTTGTCTTATTTACAAACGCAGGCTTCCCCCCAGTTTTGACGTTAGGTTGCGTGGTGACAGCGCCCTTGTCCATCTTCAGTTTCTTCCTTACCTCCTCTCCTGTCTTATTAAATCCCTCTTCCAAGTCTATTCCTGGATTTGCACTGAATACTTTATCTGCTTCCATAGCTACAACAGCCTTAAATGGAATCAGATCTTCATTATCTCTGTAAAAGTCACTCGCTGCAAGTTGTATTGTTACTCGCTCATCTACAGTATCAGTAATAACTTTCGGAATCGCCTTTAAGATTTCAGTCAGTCTGCCCTCAACAATCGCCTGAGCTTTCGACTCACTAATCTTCTCCAAGACTTTCTGAAGACCTTCCTCACTCTCCATCGCACTGTCAAACTCGTCCTTGGTGATAACGACCTTAGCTGCAGGAGTCTGAACAGTTTGAACCTCAAGAGCCTTAGTTTCTTCAACCTTAGGTTTAGTTTCTGTTTCAACTTTCTTCTCCTCGGGAACTATCCCCTGAGCTTTCTTAGCCATCTCATTTATCTGATTTCTCCAGTGAGCATCAGTTTCAACAGCAGGAGTTTCCTCAACAGTCTTGGTCTCCTCAGCCTTCGTCTCTTCAACTTTCTTCTCTGGCTCCACAGCAGGCGTCTCAACAGCTGGCTTCCCTTCTACCTTTTCAATCTCCTTTTCAACCTTAACCTCTTCTACCACCTTGACAACAGGCTTCTCTGTCTCAACAGGTGCAGCCGCAGGTGTCTCAACAACCTTCGTCTCCTCAACAGCAGGAGCAGGATTCAGAAGCAGCTCTTGAATCTGGTCAATCTGATTTGCATTACTCTCTTCAACTGCAGGTTTAGTTTTCTCAGTCGTTGTCTTCTTCTCTTCGTTCATCTTTAACGTCCTCCATATCTTTTAGTTCTGCTATCATCATGTCAGGGAGAGCAAGGATATGCCTCAAGATTGAAGCAGCTCCTTGCAGTTTCCTAACGCCTCTTACTGTATCTACATTTCCGTCCTTATCCGCTGGTAAAATAACATCGTCTATTGGAGCCTCTTCCAAATCGTCTCTGATAATATCCCTCATATTATTCAGGTCTCCAAGAATAACTTGCCAGACAGAATGCTCTTTGAAATCTTCTATATCTCTTGGTGATAAACTTTCAAGATTCATTATTCATTCCTCGCTATACTTGCATTAGCCCAGAATACAGCTTCCTCAAGCTTCGTGAAGGCTAAAGATAGTTCACGAGTTTGTGTAGGACAGTTAGCAGCCAAGAAGTGAGCAAAATCTTTAGCCATATCTCTTATATCTTCATACCTTTCTGCTTGTCCATCCTTTAGTGCATGATAAGTGAAATTATTTTCAATCCGATCTGTTGTCATTATTTCCTCCTATTCAGGCCAGACTTTCCACATGACAATTACAGCAGCGCCAACCACTGCAAGCACGTGAACAATCACTAGCCATGTTATCCAAAGTACTTTCTTCATTTTCGTCTCTCCTCCTTTATCCAGAACCCATCAGAATCTGAATGGTACTTAAATATTCGGAACAGCTTCAAGTTGTCCACTCTCCACTCCCTCCAACACTTCCTCGTCAGGCCTAACTTCAGTATTCACCTGTCCACCATCTATCACGAAGTCATTTATATTCTTAGCTCCAGACATTCTAGCTGCGTGCTTGAAAATTCTCACAACATCTAACGACTGGGCTAGATGCGGGTTTGTGGCTATAATACGAAACAGTTCTATAAAAACATCAGGACTTCCAGAACTCGGAACTGTTCCATCGTGGGGCACTATGTCAAAATCTATATCAAGATCCTTAGGCCTTACAGCAATACGCCCTCTATTCTCCAGCGTCTTAAGATCCTCACTCAACACTTTCTCCCAGTCTCCAACCATCTTCACATATACATCATCTTTCAACAGCTGCCTCGTATTCCAAGCCATCTGATATGCTATGTCATAGTGTGCCTGCATTGAGGTGATCTTGGCAGTTTTCTCAAGTCTTGAAAGTGCTCCCATCATTGTGTCCTTAGCCTCAGTTGCACTAACCCTTTCACTCGTTCTCCGTCTAATCCCACTCACGACATCTTGAGCTCCACTCACACTTCTAATAATATCCTGCACATATTGAGTGTCTGGAATATTCTGCCTTGTAATGTCATTAACTTGCAACTGCATTACAGCATCCTTCACTCCTCTTCCCCAGGCACTTCTCCTCATCCTGATCAGCTTCCCTGGTTTAGGATCAGCAAGATCATGTATGTTAATCAGCTGAGGATCAACTATCAGCATGTCATTGATAGCCTTTCTTACATTAGCTATATGAGAATCAAACTGCCAATCAATAGTCTGCTGCAGACCATATATTGTCTCCAGACGGGAAATGGGAGTGGTTGTGTGACCATCGTAGTCAGGGGCATTTACTGTAACTGGAAACATATTATGATCGAGGTTCAGAGGCTGTGCTCTGATCACGACCTGATCTGCAGCGAGACTAAACAGCCATATCTCTGGATACTCACTTTCACCGAGTCCAGCTTGTTTAGGTATAATCTTTACATACATATTAATGATGTCGATAGGTTTATTTATTCCAAAGCTCTGCTCTGTAGTCCCATATTTCTCATATCTTCCAGTATCATCCTTATTCATCAAGATGCTCCAGCCATTACCAGCAACTGCCTCAAGGTATCTCACATTGAAGTACTGATCAGGATTGTCTCTCTCCATCATCAAAAGGTTCATGTAGCTAGTCCTCTCTACCCATCCAACGAACTCGCTCTCTTGCACCTTCTCTATCGGAGTGTCAGGATCTGGCAGGTAGGTATAAGGATCAATGTTCCTAAGTGTGGAGCCACTGTATATCTCAGTGAGCTTCTTCACTGTCCTTGTATCTCCATTCTTCCTGTCCTCGAATATACCTTTCAGCCTTGAAAACACACTTTCCCTTTTCTCCTCAACAGTTCTATATCCTTGAACACTCTTCCATCCAATATGGATTGGGCCTACTCCATACCCATAACCATCCCTCCACATCGTGTGCATGTCGAGACCAACTTTCCCTCTCCTGCACTGCTGCGCTACAGCCATCTCCATCATCTTAGCTCCGAGCACGTCCTCAGGCCCAAATCCATCATAGCGAAAATACGGCTCTTCAAGGAAAGCCGCACTATTGTATGTTAATAGAGTTTCAAGTACTGCATAGGTGATAGGGACTACTACCCTAATGGGCTTCCTATTGTCAGCATCCTTTATTGCCTTCTCCTTCTTATCCTTTACAATATATGTGTTCAAGGTTTTGTCAATATCTCTCCAGCCACTAAACCTTCCTTGCAATGCACGTCTACTCCCCATTGCCTTGAACAGCAAGTCGTCTTTGATGCTCTGATGCAAAGGAGTTCCAGGTCTAACATCTAAGCCCTCAGGATAATCATAATCAAAAGGTTTATTAGTCGCCATACTTATAACATTCATACCTTGACTATTCAGCTCTGACATTAATGAAGCTGCATTTGGATTTAATATACTTGGCATAACTTAACCCTTATTTGTATGTTCATACCAATCTAAGTGTATCTCATGAAGATTAACACTAGCTCCAACATTCTGTATCCATACTCCATACTTCAAACCTTGCTTCAGTATCCACTCTTGATCTGACCTTGCAGTTCCTCCAATAGCTTTAGGTCCAGCTCCAGCAACAAGTTGAACATGATCAAGGATAGTTACATAAGAGAAATTGGCTGCTGCTAACTCTGCCTCAAGCATCCATGTTACTGATCCAGCAGTTGGAGTAGATTCCAAAGACAATACAGTACTTGTATTGGCTGTGTTTCTATTCCTATCTAGTGTTACTAGCTCAGTCCCCTCATCATCATCTATTGTTACATTCTCTACTAAGAATGCCTCAGCAGCACCAGAGGCAGCTATCATTATAGTAAAGTGAAACCATTTTGTAGTGTTAGGACACTCAAATCCAATAAAGGTTCTATGGTCATCTGTATTGGCAGTGATATTATCTATATGAATTGAAAAGGAACTTCCTCCATGCACTTCATGGTGAGCATGGTCTATCACATTAAAAGCGTGAGTGCTAGCATCAAGTCGAGGAACCCTAACAACAGTATCACTAATCTTTCCCCAGATCATTTCAGGAGTAATAACCCTTCCCACTATGCACTCCTCTCAAGTCCATGCACTTGCACACTAACATTAGCTGTATCTGAATAAGCTCCTATCACATGTGTAGCAGCCATTACAATACCTGTTCTTTCCAGCATTCCATTCGCAGGGATAACAACATCATATTCTATATAATCCTCAACAGCCAAAGTTCCAATAGCTCCATTGAGGTGCATCAATCTTATTACAACTTCACTAGCATTTCTATTAGCCACACTCACATTTACCACTGCCACTGTACTCGCAGGAACAGCATATACAGATGTGTTAGTTGTTGCAGCTAAATCAACAGCTGCCAATCTTCCACTAGCCATTAAAAGCCTCCTGCGAAGTATGCAAACTGTTCCACATCAACACCCTTTATCTCTAACGGCACAGTTATTACAACTCCATCACCATCTATTGTAATCCTATCAGTTCCACCAGTCTTCCCCCTTAAAGTATCATCGTCAGCTGTGCGTTCAGTCTCCCAGCTTGTATCATTGTCACTGTCTGATATAGTAGTCTCATCACTCGACCCTAGAGTTCCATCTAGTCCCCTATATGCAGCTTGCGTAGGAGTGCTAATTGTAACAGCTCCAGCACTCGGAGTCTCATTTGTGAAGTCTGTCAGCTCATGCACCTGAATAGTTCCAGCTGCTACAGATGCCACAAGATAATAGCCATCATTATCGTCAGAACCCCTAATCTCTATCACAGCGTTCTCATACAGATCAGCTGAGACAAAGCCATTACCTGAATCAGTTATATATGGAGCAGATGTGTTGGCTACAGCTGCGTAAAACCTAATAGTTCCACCTGACGTATAGTCAGATATAGGAGTCTGATTCCTGTAATCCTTAGCTGGATCATAGACGAAAGGTCCAGTAACTCCCAGCATGAAACCTTTATTGCTCATGACTAGACCTTAAAGGATTGTCCACCATCAGCTTTATTGGCTGTAGTGGCTGATTAAAGTTTAGAATATTAATCCAGAGTTTCCCTGTAAACAACATCTTAAATCGTTCCTTGATACTTATTTGCCAACAGTGAAAAACTCTCCCGCCCTGCTCATCATCCTGATATACTGGCAAAGGTATATACGGAGGTTGATTCTCTGCAAAGACAGTATTACACTCTTTAAATTGTATTGGTATCATTTAGTCCTCCAATTCACGGTGCGTCCCTCCAATCTTCCATCGGAGCTTCTTCAAGATCGTCTTCCTCCAGCACTGCATATTCTTTCTCTACATCTTCCTTACTTTCATTATTCATATCTTTAATGAAAAAGAATCTCCCACCCTTGTCAAGCATCTCAGTTATATATCCTGCTGCATCAATCATATCCCAGCGTTTCGGACGAGGGAAGCTGAGTAGTTGCATTTCATATCCTTCGCAACCAGTCTCATTATGGTATACAACTCCACGTCTATAATATGAAACCATAGACGCTACACGCATCTTCTTACCACCACCTATTCCAGCAAACTCACCTTGACCCTTCTTCGCATTTAAAGGTATAACCTCAATACTCTTTCCAGTACTCACAATCCTGTTCATGAAAGGATAGGTTACAAATTCAGCTGATCCAGTCTGCTCTACTCCAAGCACTCTTGCATTGTATTGATCACAGAGTTCAATAGCTCTATCCTCCACCTCATCAGGATGCATCTTCTCACCAGCTGCATAGCGTAAATACAGAGCATTGCCAGTCAGACTAACTCCCCAAATAATAAAGCCAGTCTCTGCACTATGCCTCTTCGCAGTCTTAGCTGGGTCAACTATCACAACGTTGATGAGGTTGGGCAAGACATTCTTGATAAAATCCTCACTACTTTCTGAATAATCATGAAACATATCCTGCTTAAATATTGCATCATCTCTGGAAATCGGCTGAGACATGATCTCCCTTGCAAATACATCTAGCAAGCCTTGTCTCTTATATTCCTCATACTCTTCCTTTATCTCCTTATCACTCATGAAGTCAGGAGCCAGACTCTTCAAATCTTCTCCACAAATACTAAGCTGCTCATGTTCCCAATCTGGCGAATCGAGCAAATCCACAATCAGCGCATCTTCATGCTTCACAGTGTCTATGTAAATAAACTTCCAGTCTTTCACATACTTCGGAAACACTTGTCTCACAGCTCCGAAGAACCATATCTTCCTCTTCCTTCTAATCTCCTCATTCTCTATCGTGAGATCGTCCTCAAGATCATCGCTTATTACAAAGTCCGGTCTTATATTATCGCCATTAGGTGCTTTCCACACTAACCCACGCATCTGTTGTCCATCACCCCTAGGCAGAATAAGTGTAAAGTGCATATCACCAAAAGTTCCGCAATACATACACTTTCCATTTGAAGTCTTCTGACATTCGCAGGGAACTCCAACACTAGCCATCCAGGTCTTCCTACTCCAACTCTCCTCAATCTCGCTCTGATAACCAGTCTTCACGTTTCCAAAGATGCTTCTCACCAGCGGACTATACATCAAATCCTTCTTCAGATTCTCAGTCTGCTGTTCAGCATGTGTGGCGCTTGTGCTCAGATAGACAAGAAACTTACTCTCCGCATACAGGATAGCCTTTGCAGCTCTCGCCCTACACAGAGTAGTCTTTCCCAACCCTCTTGTTGCAGCTATAACAACTTTACTCTTCTGCTCCCTCGTATCCATCTTATTGATAATCTTATCATGGAGACTAGTGAAGGGAGAGTAAAAGTTCTCCTTCAAGAATGTAGAACAGAAAGGCTTCAGATTGACACATTCATCAAGTATATCTTGAACGTCTTCACTCTGATTAGCCTGAATTAATTCTTCATTTTCCATCATTATCTCAGTTTATTACACTCGTATCTTTAGCTGCATAGAACCAACTACCGTCAGGCAATAGTATCCTCATCCACCTTACAGCTCCACTTGGAGTACTTATGGTATCTATCCCAGCAATCCAAAGACTGTCAGAGTGATCATACGTACTCCTTCCAACCATATTATGAAAGGTCTTATTCTTCAGCCTGCTAATGTTTGTGACTCCAAGACGTATATCTTTCCCGAGTCCAAATCTTATAACATTGTTTAATATAATGTTTAGCTTACAAGAGTCAGCAAGTGCAGCTGGTGTTGCTCCTACATAGTATTGAGTATAGCCATCGTAGTTAGCGTCACTTGTGCTATGAAGATTGTTAGTGATTATCACGCCTCTTGGATATGCAGTGTTTACACCGAAAGAGTTCTCAAACTTAATGATCGCCAGTGTGGAATCAGCTATCTTATCCACTCCAAGATGGCTATTATCAGCCCAGACATTCAGCGTGCTATTATTGCTGAATATACCTATACAGTTTCCACTGAATATTGCAGCCGGTCCTGCACCCTCAGATATGGTGTTATCTGTGACGCTGAACCAGTTAGAATAGTCAAGATATATTCCACAGCTATCATACTCTTCGATTCGATTGTGAGAGAATGTATTCCCACCAGTTCCATTATACAAAGCACAGGCAACGTTCCTGAAAGTGTTGTCACTAATAGTCCTCACACCATTCCACAAGTTCGCAATTGCAGGTCCACCTCTGATTGCCCTGAACTGACAGTTGATAATCTGTCCACCTTCAACACTTCCAGAATACGTGCCGAGCTCATAATATGGTCTAACTCTAATTGCTCCATAAAAACTACTATCAAATGAGCACTCTGTAATGTTTAGATTAAATATCCTACCTATCGTCATGAGGATTAGACCTTGTGAGTCAGCCCACAAGACCTGTCCATCGAGAGTGGTATCTCCAGCCGCTCCAGGATTATATCTATCCCAATCGTCATCTCTATATGACCTCAAAGCGTGCCACGCAGAGTCACTTCCAGCCAGAGCCCAAGGCCTAAACGTTCCACCTTCTCCAGCAAAGTTAAATATTATGCCTGTGATGTTCAGGTTAGATATCACTGTATCTGTACTTGATGTAGCTCCTCTTGTAACCACGTTGAGCATATTCTTCAACGAATCAAAGTATGTAGGTACTGCTCTAATCACAGTTGCACCAGGCTCACCTACTATCCCATAGAATGCTTTGCCTGCTCTTTTAAACGTCAAGCTCAGCGAATCTCTAATGTGATATGTGCCTGCAGGAATATATAAGATAGCGGTGTCAAGAGCAGACATTGCATCAAAGGCAGCGCCAAGACTGTCATAATTTGTAGCTACCAGAAAGTTAGCCTCGTCCTTAATCTTCCTCACTAGCGTCCCATCAACATCTAACATCCGTTCCAGCAACTGCATAGTGTCACTAACAACTATCCTATTCCCAGCCAGGGAGCCAAGCGTATCCAGCTTCACATGCTTAAATGGAACAAACCTTGTCTGACTATTAACAGACACAGCCAAGAGCATCAATATTAGTGTGAGCAATCTCTTCATCAATCCATCCTTCCTTCCTGTGCATACCAAGTTCCATTATAATAAGTAAACCTCATCATATCATTTGTGAGGAAGTTTCTATTCACTGCACTTGGCATATCAATATTTGAACTATGCGCTACAGTTGTATAATCATCACCGAACATTACAAGAATCTCATAGCCGTCAGTTGTAACTCCATCAAAGTTTGTGATAGTCTTCGCACTCGTATTGCCAGTTCTAAACTTCCTACCAGCACTAACATCAGGAGTAACATCACCGTCAGTGAATGTGACAAAGCCAGTTACGGTTGCATTACTACTATCATTGATAGTTATAATACCTTCACTCCTTGTTGCAGTTCTTCCAGTATCTCCGGTGCTCATGACGTTACTCCTAGATTTCTGTATATAGCTCCTTCGATCAAACGAATAGCATTTTCATTACTCAACTCTTGAATGGAAATAGCAGTGTCAGCAGCGTTGTCAGTTCCAGACAACGTCTCCGTCAACGTAAGTATTGTATTGGTAACACTGTAGATCTTAAATACCCCTTCATGACCATTCTCACTCAGCGTGATTGCAACATAGTCGTCAGCACTCAATACAGAAAATGGAGTTCCACCATCTGCAGTAATGACAGATCTATCATTTCCATCATCCACATCTACAGTCGCACTAGTGTAACTACCAGCTGCAACAATAGCGCTCCCTACATGAGGAAACATCATGAGATCATACACTGCTCTTGTGAACGCTGTAATGTCTCGAGTCCTTTCCCCACTCATGTCAAGCTGAATAGTTCCTGCTCCACCGCCAAGAGTAATATCTCCAAAGGCACTAGACATAGTTTCCAACGCAGAGCTTGCAGACTTCGTTGCTCTAATCTGCAGCTTAGCAGCATATGAAGTTATATCTACAGGATCTCCGTCTGAGTCATTCCAGAGAATAACATCAGGATACCATCTGGAACCTTGCTCCATTGTGAAATCTACTCTTGCGGCTAAAGCCATTCTTTCCTCCCAATATCAAGAACCCGTCAGATTCTGAATGGATCTGACTATTTCTTTACAGCCAATGCTTTGATCGCAGCTATGACTTCATCCCATTCTTTCTTGAACAACGCAGTGTGGGCAATTAACTCATCGACCTCAGCTTGTGTAAACTTACGATCTTCGCTGAACTTTCCAATCTTCACGAAGAACTCACCCACAACTTGAGTCACATCGAAGAATTCAGTAATGACCTTCACGCCTCCAGAGATGTATTTGAACACTCCGAGGAATCCGGCTCCCACTGTCAACATAGTGAGAATAGTTGCTAAGTTGTTACTAATTAAATCAGGCATTTTAGCCTCCCTTTAGTTTAGTTAAGATTAACTCAAGAATCTCCCGGACTCTGTCCAGGAGAGATTTCTTCTTCCCTTTCTTAAATAACTCCACTCCAGCATAATGTCTGCCAGCTATGTTGGCAGTAACCTTAAAGACGTCATAGCTCTTATTCACAACTTTCCTAAACGCGCTCTCAAATTTCAATGCAGGAATCTCAACAACCTGCATCTCACGTTTCAACGTAAGACCTTTCTTGCGCTTCTTCATCCTGATTGTGACAGCGTCACGTATGATTTCAGGATCAAACTCTATATGAATATGTGTAGTGTGCTGCACAATGTCAAACTTCAAAGGCCTGAATATCTCATTCAAGCCACTAAAGAAAGCCTTCTTTCCAGTGTTGCTAAGAGTTCGAATCTTCCAATCTCTGACATCTATCGCCTCACCAGTGAAATGCTTGCTTCCAACCATGTGAGGAGCCTTAAGCTCACTCCCACTTGTGATGATAGCATCTTCGCCAGTATACTTCATCATGAGCTTATCGAGCAAGATTCGTCTTGCAAGAATACTCTTGCAGAGATTCAGTTCAACTGGCGGGATACTGTCAAGTTTGATTCTCATCTTTCATTCCCTATTTAATATCAGCGGCCAGGTCGTCAACCTGTTACCTTGCACCCACAGAAGCACAAGGTCGTTGGAGACTAACCCAACTTTAGGAACCGCTGACATCTATTTCTTCCTCAACTCTTCAAGAATTAAATTACCTTGTTTCTTCAGATCCCCAACCTGTGTATTGATAGCATCAACCTTTCCTGACAACTCAACGACAGCTTGAATCATTCCATCATTTAAGCCTTCGCCATACATTACCTTGTTTATCTTCTCACTTGATTTTTCCAGCGAACCTACCCTAATCTCCACTGCGTTAAGCTCAGCCTCATGAGTCGCCTTTTCCATCCCTGTCAATTCTGCCTCGTCTATTCTAGTTGCAGCTCTATCTACCACTGTAAAATAGAATATAATAACAGCTATAAAAGTTGTAACAGATAATCCACTCAACCACTTCAGCTTCTTTCCTTTTGTGTCTGGCATTTCAGTCTCCACTATTTCATACTGAGTAACTGCTTCGTTTTCTTTCCGATAGCATTTATACTACCATTAACTACATGAAATCCATACAGCAAGACTACCACTAACAGCGCAAGAAATACAATAACTATCTCAGCCATAATTACCCCTTCCCTATTCTTCGCCAGTCGAATACCCAACTCCAGAAGGGTTTCCAACCAAACTTGACAATCAACACTACAACAACTAGTGTCACTATAACAGTGATTACAGTGTCCATCCTAACCTCATTCTAATAAATGTTCCAACTACTATTCCAAACGCATCGAACACGAGATCAAGAATTGTATCTCCCCACCAATATGTCTTCAGCGTTCCATGAGCTCTCCAAAAGTCCTCTGCCTGCGTGGCTTCGACTGTGAGACCTACAGTTGTGCCAATCTTCCAGCCAAACAAAGTTGTTGTTGCAAGACACAAGAGGAAATGATACAGTTTATCCATTTTTCTTCTCCTTCTTCTCTTTAGCTTCCTTCGCCTTATCATTCAAATCACTCTTATGTTTCGCAGGCTTGAAGCCATTGCTAAGATTATGATATATAAAGTCATTGTTATTCTGTTTCTTCTTCCTGAACTTCCTGACAGCTTTCTCTGAAAATGTCCACTCTTCATAATATAACGAGTCAGGTATGATAGCTTCCATCGTTGGCAACTCATAGACCAATAAATCCTTAGTTAATATATTACCTGAGATATCAATAATTGCACTATCGAAGTATTCTGGCAGGTCAGTCCACACAGCTCTCGTCGGCACATACAGCAAATAGTGCCACTCTCCACCATGAAAAACTGTGTCTATTAAGCCAGCTCTTGACCAGGTTTGCAACTTGTATTTAGTTACGAGCTCTCCACTATCATTCCCTATTCCGAAGCCATCATAGGTTGCGACTATTTTTTGAGCTGTCTGGCAGAGCACTTGGCAGTTCAGCAGGCTTAGTAGTAAGCCCAAAGCCAAGACGATTGAAAGCTTCAATATCTTTGATCTCTCCATTATTTACTCTCCTTTGTAATTCACTCTTTGTTGCATTGAACACTTGAATAAGCTTGTCAGCATTTGCCTTCTGATCAATTGCATTCATCTCTGCATTTGTTGCCTTGCTGTCTATCCACTCGAACAGTTCAAGCGCCGTTACGCTTTGCAGTTCTGGCTTGGCTTGAAAAGCTGCACAGCTAGTCATGAACATCATGACACTTCCCATCAGAATCTGAATGGATCTATGTTTCATGTTAACTCCTTATTTTGATTTCGACTCTTTGCCGAGGGCATGATGCCGAGGGTTCCGCAAGCTCCACGACTTAGTTTGCAACTGGACTCACCATCTGCCAGTTACTACCATCAAACACAACTGTTACAACACTTCCTGCTTCTATATCATTTGTAGCCAGTGTCTGATCGTTCATCTTCAATATTGCATCAAGGTCACCCACACTAGTTATCTCAAGAGTAGCTCCATCTGTATTTGCAGTATTTGCTGTGAAGGTAACTGTTAGACCTGCTACTAATGCTGAAATTGAAGGTAAAGCAATTTCATAATCATCATCTCCCTGAGAATCAGCAGCAAAATTTACAGTTCCATTATGTGTAGTATTACCAATAACAACAAATAAATCACTGTCACCACCAACACCAATAGTTGTAGTTCCCGCACCAGCACCATAAGGATCAAGGTTTATACTCGAGGACGCCTTTACTGTTTCTATTGAAAATACGCCGGTACTATAAGTCCAGCCTATTAGAGTCCCAAGATTAGAACCAGGACTCCCAAATCCCAAATATCCAGTAGCGGCATCAGTGCTGAGAATGCTTATTCCGTGTGTGCCTGAATGTTCAATAATTAGGGAATTTAGACTAGTGTGCGCTGTGACTGACCCTGCCGTGGCTCTCCAAACATGAACAGAGCCGCTGGAACCATCGGGTGCGGCAATTCCAAAACCAGTACCACTAAATCCATCAACGTTGAATATATCTCCGGTGGTTATGTTTAGGTTACCTTGATCGTTATCACTCGCAATGAAATTAATCTGTCCAGACGTTCCACTATTCGCACCGGTAGACATTGTAGACAAAGCGACCACTGTGGCATCGGAAGTATATGAGCTTGCCGTGCTGGCTCCATCAATATCAACCCCTCCACTAAAGTCAGCAAACGTCAGCTTATCACTTGCTATTGTAGCATTTCCAGTCCCACCACCTGCATCAACCCAAGCTACAATTCCATTCTTATTCAAAGCATCACTACCAACTGTCACACTTGTAGTCGCCGTGAGAGTTGTGAATGAGATTGTTGAAACCGTTACACTTCCTGCCAGAACAATATTCGTCTTCGTGATCGTATACGTAGTTGCAGTCTCAGTAACAGCTGGACTTCCTCCAGCACTCTTCGCTACAATTCCCTGTCCGTATGCCTGAAATGAAAAAAGCAGACACAAGGACAATAATATTATTATTCTCTTCATCTCTGCCTCCTACTCTTCATAGACATTTGTATTTCTCGTTCCTGTTATAAACAACGCTCCTGTCCCACTCGCACATTTATATTCCAATCTGTAAAGTCCAGCAACTCCAAGCTCTCTACTTTTTGCAACTATTAAGATCTCATTAGCTGTCATAGTATACCACTTGCGAGTACTCCAACTTGTAGTATCATTGATCCAAGTTGCATACCTAATCAAGCCAGTGCAGCCAACAAACTTAATGTTTGCAATCTCCCAGTTGTTAGCAAACACTGTATCAACTGCGGCAGTGGTAACGGTTAGACTATCTGTGTCAGCATCCTTATACGTCTGACTCCAACTTGTCGACATCGCTGACAGCAGAATCACCATTGCCATTGCTGCCATTACTATCATCTTCCTCATCCTTTACCTCCCGTTTGATTTCTTTGAAATCAGCATCTTCAATTTTATCTCCTGCAAAAGCTCCTCCTTCAATTGCTCTCTTCTTCGCTTCCCTCACTTGTTCCATTGTGACAAAGCCGACAATATGCTCACCCTTGACTTCCTTGGGATGAGCGTGGTCTGTTACAATCTTTGCAGACGTAATAGCATCACGACGAAGGTCTTTATCTGTCACAAACGCATCATCCTCAAGCGCAGTCTCCATTACCTCTTCAAACACTCTCACAGCTTTCGGCGCTAGAGCTTTGATTCTGTCAGCAACTTCAATAGCATCATTGTCTCTCGCACTCGACATCAAAAACAATTTCCTCTTCATCTGAGGACTATTCCTCACGTTTGAAATAGTCTGAGGTGTGAGACCTAAGGCAGATGCTATCTTCTTATTATTATATCCAAGCAAGAGCAGCCTCGAGATCTCATGATGATGATTCCAGAGCTCTTTGATCCCATAGTGCTGATTCCCGTTGGGATTACGTCTCTTGTCAGTATTATTTAGATCGTCGAAGCTCACCCTTAAATTTCCTCTGTTATTTGAAGAATGAAAATTCACATTATAATGTAATATACTAATTATCTAGGACAAATGCAAGAGTAAAATATGATCAAATGTTAATACTCTTCCTCCAAGTAGTCTCCACGTCGTGCAGAGACATACATATATGTTAGATGTGTCACAGTTGGACGTTCATCCTGGAACGCATTTGACATAGATCCAATCAGATTCTGATGGGTTCTGACCATTTATATTTCGTGTGACGCTAGTCACATTCCAACAAAAGTGATCATTTAGTTAAGGGAAATTTGGAGAAGATGTAGGTATCAGTAGAATGGAACCCACGACAGCGGTTCCCCCTAGGGGCACCTTTGTTCACGTGAACAGATGAGCACGTGCTCACACCACAGCGGGACGAGGTGAACATCTGTACACCACATTGTGATCGCTATATGTATGGTGCGTAAGTTCAATATAAACAGTAGCTTATAACTGTGCTCGGTGGTGAACACTGCATGACACATTGTAAGTTCAATATTTACATGTACTTACACACCATTGTGTTCATTATCGAACAGTTGTGCTCGGTGGCGTAGCACAAATTGTTAATGTGTGTCTAGATCCATGCGGGGACTATTGTGGCACACCATTTGCATGCTATAATGTAAATTTGTTCATTGACAATTTCAGCCGAGCACTTCAACAAACAAACTATTAATGATTGAGGTGCAATATGGATACTAAAACAATGTTAGAACTTCCGATTGATGGAATGATACTGACTATGACAACAGTTGTCACTGGTAAAACTTGTGATGAGAATAAAGTAGGTTCTCATCCATTGACGAAAACCGACAAAGACGGAAATGTTAGTCCAGTGATGAAAGATAACAAACAGGTCTATGTGGAGTTTCCGCCTACAACTGTATCACTGAAATGTGACATGGCTGGGAACAAATTACATCACCTTGTGAATGGAGTAGCCGCTCCGCAAGTTGCTATTAAATGGGCTAACAAAGCAAGACCTAGAGGGAAACAATACTGCTTAGACAATCAAACCTTTGTCTACAGTGACTTCTTTGTTCGTGAAGCCGGCTTCGGTGGTGATCCTACAACTCGTGCAAATAATGCAGTCGACAAAATTGATGAACTTGACGACTTGCAAGCATTGATGGAAAAAGTTCAGGCGAAGATCAAACTAAAAAAAAGTGCTTAGTAAATCATAAGTGTTCGACTGAAATTCAAATCCCTGAAAGCGTAACTGTGAACTCGCAACACAGCAGGGACTAATGTGAATATAGTTTATTGAAATGATCAAATCCTACAACCATACGAGCAAACATAACTATTAAATTTGTCTCGTAGGCCTGTAGTTCCATACTGCCATATTACAAATGTCTGATGGGATCTGGAATATGTATTTGAGTTAGTAGGTCTTTGTATGGTAGTGTAGGTCGGTTTCTGATATAAAAAAAAATTTATAATAATAATAGAGAGACTAACTACAAACCCTCTTACTACTAACAATACCTCAACGTGATGTATAGACGGAGAGTAAATGTAGTTCCGTTCAGACATTCGGAAAATGGGGGAATGGAACTACAGGCCTACAATACAACCAGACATTTGTATGGTTTCGGGGAATACATACAACCCTACAAAGTGAAATAATGTTGACTCTGTCAACGATGAAATAATGATTGGAGGTGATGCAAGATGGCTAATGAGCATGAACGTGGAGGAAGTGTGAAAATTCCACTACACAACGTGGAAAGTATTAATCTAGACGAGCCTGGAGAAAGGTTTGAGGTTAGTATCAACTTGAAGCGTGATAAGGATGGTAACAGGCAATGTATCCATGTGATTAGTACAGACAACGTGATTCTAATAAACAGTGACACATTGTTGATTGAATGTTAGACGAGTGATAATGCTAGGTGAGGAGTGATACCTCACCTAGCATCAATATTAAATTATGAAGGGAGGTGATTCAAAGTGAGATTAGTACACTGTCAAGCATGTAAAAACAAAAAGTTTATGGAGAATAGAACTACAGACGAGGGAAATGAAATTCACGTATGTCTAAAATGTAACGAGAAGTATATATGGGTAGATGGAATACTATACGTTTTAGCTAAGTTAAATTGAACAGTTCCATACATGACCATGAGACAACGAAGTAAGCAAGGTTGACAATGATTGGAGGTGATGAAAAGTGCATCTATTAATGACAGCAAGAGATATGGAAGAATTGAATTTATATGAGAGGTATAAAGTGATAATGGGAGTGAGGAAGGTTTCGTTCTTTCCAGAGGAATTGATATTGATTGATGAGGATGTTATGGAGAGGTTAGGGATTGAAGTGACGATTACAACTGTGGAGTGAGAATTAACGTTAAAACATACTACAATGAGTTGTAACAAACAGTTCTATACATGACCATGAGGTAAGTACAACTCGCAATATATTCCAGAACCCATCAGATTCTGAACGGTTCTGACAAACATGGACAGTGTCCATGATGGAAGGAGGTGATTTCAAATGAGTAAGAGAAAGTTGCAAGGAGTCACTGAAATAGTGATGAGAGAGCAAATCATGAAGTATAGGGGAGTGCTCAGGATGGACGACAGAGCATTATCTAATTGGACCAGGCAGAACTTTGGTAGTATGCATAACTGTCCAGTTTGTCTGTATACTAAATTCTGTGATATTTGTCCTGCTGTAGTCAATGGAATTAGATGCACAGGTCAAGATTGGTATAGGNGTCTATGGAAGATGGCACAATATAGAAAGTTAGACCTAAACTTCGCCAGGAAACTTGTCAGAGATAGAACAAAATACTGGGTTAGTATGTATAATAGAACATATAAGAGTAAGATATAACAATAGGTCAGTGCACGGCAGAGTACACACGTCACAGATAATGATAAAACTATAAAAGGAGGTGATTTGAATGAAGAGTATTCCACAAGAAATCGACAACATTCTGCAGGAATTTGTAGAAGAGCTTCCACTGTTAGTGGTGCAGAGATTAGGAAAGCTCAGGGCAAGCTTGACAATGACGTCTGAGGGAGACGCTTCAAACATCGTTCAAGAAGAGATAGCAAGGGCAGCTCATGAAATTGGAAGTAGAAATGGTGTAGATCTAATCAACATACTATTAGTGCCTGGCGAAGGAACCACGCACATATCTACAACTTGTCAGATAGTACAAACATCTGAAGAAGCATTACTACAGGCTGTTATGTCTATGCCAGGTGCTATGAATTCTGTTGTAAATGATATTAATGAGATAAGTCCTGGATTCAGAATTAAGATGTCAATAATGATGATGGCTAAGATGGCAGGAGACATAGGAGGAAAATAGTTATGAATGCAACTTGCGATCACACTCTTGGTCTTGCCTGTTATAATGATGAGATTGATAAAGAGATTAAGAGGGACAACATTGAAAGCGTGAAGGCAGAGTATGAAGAGTATGATATTGACTGGTTCAAATTCTGCCCAAGGTGCGGAGATAAACTTCACATACAATAAGGAGACACAAATATGGAGAAATTTAAAAACGAAGTCAAATGGAAAGTCATTGACGACTTGCTGGAGAAGACAGATTCAACTCCAAGAGAGTTGCTTGACTGGCTAGAATGGGGATTTGAGAATGTTGAGCAAGGAGCATTTATTTGTAATGAGGCAGAGTACAAGAATAAGTACTACATAGCCGATACAGTAAGCTTTCTTCGTGAAGACGAGACTATTATCAAAATAGGTGTTATAATAACTGGTGGAGCAGAGCCATACTATCCATCTGCAGTATGGGGAAAACTGCTTACGGACATGCACTTTAGAGAAGTAATGATAGCCAGATTCAAAAAACACTATAAATTAAAGTAAGGAGGCACAAGCATGACAATTTCTGAGTTTAAAGACGAACAAATCATCTACATATGGCACAGGTTGAATGAATGCGGTGACACTTTCGTAAAGGGATATACATCTGAAGATACTCCAGAGTTTGTTGACTATAATGAAGACTATATAGAGAATCGTCACGTAGTATGGCATATATTTAACAATGAAGCCAGAAGGAGAGGACTAGATCCTGAAACATTTCACCTAAGATAAGGAGCCAAAATAATGACTTTGAAAGAGCAAGAGAAGATATTCCTCATGTCTTTATCAAACACACTGAACATGAAGCAAGTTCGCAATGTGTTGGTAGAGTATGAACACATCAAAGATATGAAGAAAACGAATAAGGAACTATTCAAAGAGCTGAAGGAAGACGACAAAGCATGACCATGAGACACTTAAAAGGAGTAAATCTAACATGTTTGAAGGAGGTGATATAAGTGTCACTATATGACTATAGAAAGTCACAAGAGATATCTGCAGAGAACTATCCATTCTATGCTCTCATTATGTCAGCTATGAGACAAGCAGACACAGACAATGTTGAACTGCTGAAGATGGCATTTCCTGAAGTATGGACAGAGTTGCATGAAAGGTATCATGCTAGAGGAGGAGCTATCACAGAAAAGGAAATAAAAGCTATGATGGATAACTATAAACCTGGCTTACCAAAAAATGAATAAGCCAGAATAATGTGAATATAGTTCACAATGAAAGGAGGTGATTTTGATGAAAGCTTATAGATTTAAAGACCCAAATGACATATTTGGATATACTATTGACTGTCTAATTGAACTGGCAGACACAAAACCCCGTTATGAAAATCATGGAGATCCAGAAGAAATACCAGTGCCAAGAGGGTTGGAGAGCTTAGTTGATCTGTGTGATGTCAAAGCAGAGATAGAGAGAAAAGGACAGTATCTGGGAAAAGTTGGTTGCTCACGTGCATATAAGTTCAAAGGCCTGTATATTGCCTTAGTATGGAAAAATGTTTATGTATTAACTCTCATAACAAAAGAAGCAAAGAGGAGATTCAAAAAGGAATTTGGAGATCATGAGCTCATGAAAGAACACTTTCCACAGTACTACACAGGATAGTCTAAGCATGACAAAGTCATGAAAGGAGGTGATACAAATGGCAGCTAACATGAAATGCTCTGTGAAAAATGACAAGCTCACAATCGAAGTCGATTTGACGCAGGACTTCGGGAAGAGTAAGAGTGGCAAGACTACCATCATTGCAAGTTCGCATGGAGCGGAACTTGTGGCACATGAAAAGGGAGTAGTGAGTGTGAATCTTAATGTGTATAAGAAATAGCTCCAAACAACCGTAAGTTCCCATCAGAATCTGGTGGGTTCTTACATTATTTATATTGAAGATTAAAAGGAGACATTATGATATGTAAACAGTGTGGTAAGAAGTCTCAAAGTGGACATAAGTTTTGCAATAAAAAATGTCGGAAGGCCTGGATTGCAGATCATCCATACAAAAAGAAAAAGAGTGACAACCTTTTAAATGCAGAGATCACAGGCAGAGGACAGTTTGACTATAAGGGAAATTCAACTTAAGTACTGGCAAAGCGTGGAAAGAATGAGCCAGTTCGATCTCGCATTCAATCTCTGCAAACATTATGCAGACGTGATAACTGCAGAAGAGTTCGTGAGAATGTTCTTGCATCTTAAACACAATCATCCTATTGATATGCTGAGAGCAGACATGTTTGCGATTTATATGGAGAGGTATCATAATGAAGGAGGTATATAATGAATAATTATCTTGAGGAGATAAGTATAATGAACAAACTATTCAAAGGGACTACTCAGGACTATTTACGTCTTAGAGCTAAGAAGCATAGGAATGTCTATAATAATGAAGAAGGCGCTTTGATACTGGAAAAGATGGCTGATAATATAGACGACGCTAATCGTAAGACTGACGAACTTGTAGAGCTCATCAAAGTCTATGAGAAATCACATAAGTGATTCAAATTGATCATAATTTGCACTTGCATATTACCCGACAAATTCGTATATTGTATGTAGTCATTGGAATCATACAATCTTGCTATGTTCCACGTGAAACATTGGAGACAAAATATGCCTGACAATAAATCTCTATCTACATCTATTACCCTCGAAGCCAGAATTGACATTAGAGCCATAGCAACTCTGGCTTTATATTTTATAAGAGAGGGAACTCCTCTTCGATCTCGAAGCTCAGTCCTACGAACATCTATTGAGGAGTTTGCAAGGAGAGTAGTCAAAGATGGAGCTACTCCAATTAAAGGAGTTGCTGAATCCTATGAATTTCTCCGCACTCATGGCTTTGTGCAGGGGAGTCGAAAGAGTAATAAGGACTTCTTTGCAGAGATTCAAGGTGATGGAACTGACGACATGGAAGAGCAGGCTAGAAAGATACAGGCAGATATAGATGTTCAGACAACTAAAGACACAGACCATCATTAAGTATAAAAGGGAGAATGCCTATGAAATAGTATTGAGACACAACATAACAAATCACGTCATTCAAAGGGACAGCTCTAAACGCCAGGTTGCAGGAGCTGTCTCACTTTAACAAACACACTAACATAACAAGGAGAACAAACAATGGCACTTGAATCAATCACTGCTGTAATTAGTGAGAAGACCGACAAAGAAACTGGCGTAGTCACGCCATCAAGGAGTGTAACTGTCGAGATAGACGTCGGCAAAGATCAAGATATCAACTGGTATATCAGTGCATATGGCGACAAGGTTGTCCATAGTAAGATATATCAGAAGGTCACGATTGACGCTCAGGCTCGCATGCGAAGTTTGATGACTGCAGGCAAAACTGAGGCAGAGATCGTTGAAGCTATGTCCACCTGGAAACCTGGAGTTACTTCTCCGAAGAAATCTCCAGTCGAGAAGGCATTTGCTGCAACTGAGAACATGTCTGATGAACAACTTGCAGACTTCCTGACTAAGTTGAAAGCCAAAGCTGCAGGCAAAAAGTAACATTGTTTGGAGGATAAGAGACTTGGATGATGTATTGAGGAAAAGCGCACTGGATGCGTAAGTACCTTCTCCCTTAGCGAAAAAGCCGAGATCCAAGCTGCACTATAGGCGGTGTTTATCCTCCACTTATTTAAGTTTTACTTCCGCCCAGAGGACACAGACCATCGTGTCCTCTTTTAATAACTAATAATGATCAAAGTTAATCAAACAAACAAGTATAATAAGGAGTATAAGATATGTGTCTTTCAATACTACATCATGGAAAGGTTCCAAAGTGGGGAGTCGGGTATAAGATATTTGACTTAAATATGTATCCACCATTTCATTATGGTATAACATCTTACAATATAGGAGATACTTATAATG